AAACCATCTGTTTAGCGTCTATTACTGACACATCATCATCAGCTGGACGACCAATCATCATATATTCGTCATTTTGATTTTGGATCATCGCAAACGCAACTGGTGTTAATACTTCTAACTCAAAGATAGGTTTGGCTTCATGTGTGCCTTCATTGGTCACTGAGACGTAATCAGATGGGAAGGTGTAGGTTCTTTCGGGACCGTATTTGAATGGGTCATAGCAAACGAAATTCAACGTGCCTCTACCCTTGTTTACTAACTCGTCAATATCTACCGATTGGTTAATAAAAGCGTAGTAGATTCTATTAGGTTCATCGCTAAACTCAAGCGTTTTTGCCTCTTCATGATATAACCACTCCGCTAAATCCTCTTTTAATAACTCGAAGTTATCAAACTCCCTATTGATTAATAGAACAGGGATAGACAACTCTCTTATGCCGATATCGCTTCGCGTGAGATACGCTCCAGGTTTTCCACCAACTTCTTTTTTTATTCTACTTACAGGTGCCATCGCAGGAAGTTTGGCTCCCATTAATGTTATTAAATAAGGTTTAGTAATACCATTAAATTTTATTGTAGACAAGACGCTACCTCCCTTCTATCCCTGCGAATTTGTCGTTTCTCTTATTGTTAAACTGGATTAATTTCCACATATCTTCATATGTTTCTTTAGCAAACTCTCTTCCGTTGATTGGTAATACAAGTTCAATTGGACCGATTGAACTTAAAATACTTTCAGCGGAACTATCGTTACTAGAGATTACTACAGGTTGACCGTTCGCACGACCTGCCTCTTTAGCGTATCTCATACTCACATCATGTGGAACGACCTGTGCGCCGTTCGGCAAGTTAACCAACTCTCCACGGCCACCTTCGTTGATTCGAGCAAAACCACCTTCCCAATCATCTGTACCTCTTTGCAACATTGGGATTTTACCTATCTTAACTCCTGGAATCTTATTGATTATCCCGATTGCCGAGTTGATACCACCGACAACGCCGTTGATAAACCTTTTGATTTGACCAACTAATTTCTCCATGTTATCGCCAATACCGCTAAATATATTTGAGAAGAAAGTGGTTAGTCCAGACCATGAATTTTGAATGGCGGTAAACACACCGCTAATTTTAGATGAAACTCTATCCATAATTTTAGAAATAGTGGACCATATGCCATTAAATACACCGGAGACGGTCCCAGAAAGTCTTGAAATCGTCGATGAAACACTACTAATAACTCCCGCAATGAAATTATTAACCGATCTAAAAACACCAGAAATAATAGTAAATACAGTATTGAAAACACCTGTAACAAATACGATGATTGGAGTGATCGCTTTAAATATTGATGCAATAACACCCGCGATAAAAGTAACAATCGGCGCTATTATCGAAATGATAGTCGTAATCACACCGGCAATAAACGCAATGATAGGAGTGATTGCAGAAATGATATTAGCCATAACATTTATAACTACGTTTAATATCATCATGACAACTGGCATGATCGCTTGGAATATAGCTATCACAGCACCGATTATAGCGATCAACGCAGGAGCAACAGATTGTACGATGTTCAATATGACATCAACAACCATAACGAAAACGGGAATCAAGGAACCTATAATCACCTGAACGAGCGGTAACATTTGAGTAACTAAATCTATAATTGTTGTAACTAAACTCATGACGACCGGAACGATTTGCTGGAACAATGTTAATAAAACAGGTAATACAGCCATCACTATCTCGGCTATGGTCGTCCCTAACGTGATAATTATCGGTATTAATGTTGCTACGACATTCATTACTAATGGAATAACACTAGCGGCCAACTCACCTAACGTTTGACCTAACAAAGTTAAAATCGGCATAGCCATGCTCATAATCTCCGAAAAACCTTGCGCAATTTGCGGGCCAAAGTCTTTTAAAATCATCATGGCTATTTTTTGAATGGGATTAAATAAAATAAACAAACTAGACAAATCTTGTAACGATCCACCCGCTTGTGAAAACCCATCCATCAAACCTCCAACAAATAACATAACGCCATCAACTAGACTCGAAACGACACTTTTCACCGTCTCGAAAACACTTAAAAACTTGCCACCGAGCACGCCCAGCAAGTCTTGAGCACTGCTTTTACCTCCATCAAACAAACCGACGAATATTCCTTTAACCCTCTCAACAACGTTTGTAGCTATTTCTCGCACTTTTTCAATGGCACTAGTCACTTTGTCTCTAAATTCCTCACTCTTATTCCAAGCGACGCCAAAAGCGATTCCTAGACCCACTAAAGCGCCGACAACTAGACCAATAGGACTCATTAAAAAGGCAAGTACACCAGCAACAACGCTAAAAGCGCCACTTAAAGCCCCAACTATTTTCAACGCTGGTCCTAAACCAACCAAAAAAACAGCGGAGATGCCGGCGATTTTTCCAATCATACTCTGAGTACTGTCATCCAGTGACCTAAACCACGAAATCACACTTGATACCTTATCGATAGCGTTTTGAAAAGCCGAGCCAAATTTAACACCTAAGTCAGTCGCAATAGGTGCTAAACCGTCAAGAACGCCGATGAAATCAGTCAACATTGGTTTGACTGTAGAGAAGAAACCTCCACCTTTACCGCCTGCATCCAAGAAATTTGCACCTAGACGGCCGATCGCCGCTCCGATATTTGCAACCGCGGCAGTAAATGAGTTCTCACCCATCGTTTTCGCAGCGCCACCGATATTATTTTCAATTGCCGATAAGAACATCTCAGATGACAATTCTCCTGATGATGCCATATCTCTGACTTGCTCCGCTGTGATTCCAGCTTCTTTTGCAACCCATTGATAAATTGGAATACCTCTGTCAGACAATTGATTTAGTTCTCCTGTATATGCTTTCTGAGCCGTCTGAACCTTGTTTATAATTGAACCCATGTCAGACATAGAAGAACCTGCAATCGCGGCTGCATCGCCAGTAATCGTTAAATATCTCGTCAAGTCCTTACCTGGTTGAATTCCGGCAGCTACTGCATTAGCCGCAGTTGTTGCAGCTTCGTCCATTCCGAAAGACGTACCTTTAACGGACTCTAACGCCGAATTCATGATGGCTTCTACCGATTCAGCATCATGACCTAAACCTTGCATTTTAGCGCGGGCAGTGTCTATACCAGCCAAACGACCAAAACCTTTTACTAGGGTGACGCCAGCAAGCGCTGATGTCGCTACCATCGCAGGCTTTGTGATTTTGTTCGATAGTTCACTGCCCCATTTGCTTGTTTTATCGCTGAACGATTTGACGTTTTTCTGAACGTCTTTTAGTTTATTCTGTGCTGTGCTAAATGCTTTATTGAAACTACTGGCGTCACCGAGAAGTTTCGCCATTAAAGTAAAATCAGCCATTAGTTACCTCCTTTCTCCGGAGTTTTAATACCGAGTTTTTGATAAATCTTATCAACCCAGCCTTTGCCTTTCTTTTTCTCTATTTCAAGAATATTTTCTAGAGACGACTGGTTGTACTCTAGATCAGCACGACCCTTCTTCTTGCTAGGGAATAAATCAATAAATTTTTGACTTTTCTTTCTCAAAGCGTTAGAAATAGCGTTCAAAACAGAGTTTCTAAGCCACGTCGTTTCATCTATGAATTTATGTTCGTATTCCTTGTAAATAAACAACTTCTCTGTTTCTGTAAGTGACTCATACTCTGTTTTGGACATTCCGATTTTTACAACAAAAAAAGCTAGCTCCTTTTCGTGTTTGAAAGGACTAGCTAATTGCTGTAATCGATGATCGTTAGGTGTTAAGTCGTTACTGACAGGTAAAGATGATTCAATGAGTTCTAGCGGAACAAAAAACCCATATCGTTAGTAAATTTGTCAAGTACAGCACTCGCCATACCAGAATAACCAACCTCTTCAATCGCTTTATTGAAGATATCTACTGCTTTTTGACCGTTCACAGCTTTGTTTTCGTCTTTAACGACTAAACCTGTTGTGAACAGCGTTTTAAGCAAGCTGAATCCAATCAACCCGTTAGTTTTAACGAGAATATCCATTAAACTTACGCCCTCAATTTTCTCAATCTGCTCTAATTTTTTTTGATTGAATGTTAAGTCGTACTCTACACCTTCTACTTCGAACATGTTTTATTCCTCCAATAGTTTTTTATTTATTAAACGCCTTCTGGCGCAGATGCTACATCTTCTAAATCTACTAACTCACCAGTGCCCTGGAACGATGCTGTGTAAGTTGACGCGTCGTCATAAGGAAATTCGACTGGATAGCTTTGCAAGATAGCAAGCCCGCCGAACATATCCGTTTGCGTCTTTTGGTTTGTCACTTTTAAAAGAACAGGCTCATCCCCGTTATAGATTTTTTTTAATTCTTTGTGAGAGTCATGATCTCTAACGTAAATGCCGTCATTATCGATTGACCATTCTTTGAAACCGCCGATAAATTCTTTCCAACCGTTCGCATCTTTAGATGTTACTTCGAAAGTGTCTTTATCACGATTTACTGTTAGTCCTTGCTGTCCTGCAATTGCGAGTAAATCTGTTCCTGTCATGTTCCAAACCGACAAAAGGATATCCTTACCTGCAAGCGCTTTGTTTAATTGCGCTGTTAATTGTGTTTGTAATTCTGCTGACATAATTTATTCCTCCTAAATTTTCATTTTTAGTCCATATAGAACTGTGATTCTGAGTGTCATAACCGCCATCGTTGATCCGTCTTCTTGTTCAAGCACTTGATTAACGCCATCAAACTGTTGTAGCGTAATCTCATAATCGTTATCAAGTGTTAAATAAGCAGATAATGCATTAAATACATCTGTTGTCATCTCGTCAATATAGATAGATGATGAACCATCCGCAAAAGCGTGAATGATAACCTCAAAATCGTCTCTCAGCATCGTCTTACTGTCGTTAGCTTTTTGGATAACGGTAGGTAATGCATAAAACGGTACCGGTGCATTTTGAGGCACCTTGTCATAACACGCTTTATCTGTACTGTCTTTTATGCGGTCGATCACTGCTTTTCTTATAGATGTTGGATTTAAACGCATAACATCATTCCTTTAATTTTTTAATCAAGTCTTGCTTGAATATTGGCCTTTGAGTATTGACGTTGCGCCTTAAGTAAAATTGGCCTGGTACAAATCCGCCATTTACAGTCCTGTGTCCGTATTCAACGTGCGGAGCGTGTTGCGCTCTATAACCCATCGTTGCACCTTCAACACTTGCCGAACGCCTTAATTCGTTTGAGTCAACAGGAGTTCCTCCAGTCGCTTGAGAACGGGCGTAAATAGCTCTAGCATTCGCTTTGTACACTTGTTCGAAGTCTGTCTCGCTCTTCTTTTTTAATTTATTGGCCAGCTTATCCACGCCTATAAATTCAACGCTATATCGACTCATAAGACATCAGTTCCATATCGATCGACAACAACTATCCGCCAACGCTGATAATCATCGCCTTTTATTTCAGTTACTTTGTGATACTTACCGTCAATTTTTACGTACTCAGCTCTTTCTAGATGCTCTCTCTTTACCCAAGTTAATATTTTGCGATTGTTTTTCGTGACGTCTCGATTGTCGAGTGCTATTTCTTCTGATGTCCATGACGAAAAACGTCCATCACCTTCTAAAAACATTATGCGCTCATTGATCGGATTTCCTAAAGCGTCACTACCTACTTGTTGATTCTCGTACAAAAAAAGAGGATGTAAGATCATAAAAATCTCACAACCCCTCTATTTTCGTTTTCTTGCTTTTCTTTCATTGCGAGGTATCTCTGTAACTCTGGTGAGTATTCTTTGAGTACGTCATCAACAAAGTTAACTCTGAACGTATCGACCGTTTCGTCTTTCAATCCCTCGTGGCGTCTGCGATTGTATAAAGCACAAACAACGTCAACAGCAACAGATTCAAGCATGATGGGATATTCATCTACCCCTAACCGCAATTTAATGCGGTCCATCGCCGTCTTAGCGTACTCGTCTAATAATGGTGTACTTATTTCGGGTATTCTGACAAGAGCACGTTGCTTAATGTCTGCCTCAATCATATTACTCACCCGCTTTCAGTTCTTCCTCAGCTTTCGCGGCGGCGTCTTTACCTTGTACTTTTTCACCGTTTGATAAAACGTACCAAGGACTGCCTTCTTTCGTCTGCTTAGGATATTCATCCGAATCAGACTCACTTTCGACTTCTTCGTTCGATTCAACTTCTTTATTTTCTACTTCTTCCAAGTAAATCTTTTTATTTTTGTTTTTTCCTTTTAACAGCTGTTCGACACGCTCCGGAGAAGGCTCATAGCCCTCTCGTGGATACGCATCTCCTTTAGAATAAACGTGCCCGTTGTCTTGTAAATCCTTAAAATTACGAATAACTAACATTACGATCATCCCCTAATGAATTTTTAAACTGCTTCAACCGGCTCTGTAATTGTACCGACGACAATACCGTCAAGTCGTTCAGCGAATAACACCAAACCATACGCTGTCGTTGTCTCTGCTGTTAAACGAGTTTTATCAATAGCGTGTGTAGCACCAATTAACCCGGTTTCATCCGTTGTAAAATCAAACGCCTTAGCAATTTCGCCAGAACCGACGTTTGCATAAGCCATAACGAGGTTTTCAGCCGCGGTTGAATAAATAGTGCCTTTTGGAATAGACGCATGCATAAACACGATTGAGTTATTCAAAAAGTTTTGAATATACGTCATACCAAAAGCAGTTTGTACAGTAACATTAGCTTTACCTAAATAATCAGCCGCATCAAACGGATTCATGAACGAAATGACGCTCACGTCATCGTCTTCAAACTTAGTTGAAACAGCCGCCCAGTTTTGAGCCATAGCCATTTGAAGTCCTTCGCCTTCTGCTGTACCAGTCCCGGATGCTAACTGAGCTAATAACTTCGTACGAATGTCTTTTTGAATTTCGTTGATGAGTTTAGAGTCTGTCATCGTGATCGCTTTTTGATAACCGTATTTTTGAATGTCTTCCATCGGAACAGCTTTACGTTTTTTATCAAAAGCTAATTCAAACGTCGGACCTTCTTCCATGACCACTTTTGATAAAGGAATAACGGCACCGGGTGCAACGCTTGTACCGTCTAGTGTAGTTGTTGACGTATACGTTTTAATAACTGTCCCCGCGTTCATCGGCATACGTCGTTGTACACCTAATAACTCAAATAAAGATGTTAAGCGCTGTCCAAAACGCTCCACAAAGTCGATTGATAGCGCCGGACCTAATTCACGCGTTAGGTTGGCCTCTGGGGTGCTGAAAAATTGAATGTCTAAAGGTAAAAATGTTTTTTGTTTTGTCATGTCTAATGACCTCCTGTTTTTTATCGATTGAACAACGTTGGATTTTCTTGAATGGCTTTCAAACGTTGCTCATCATCTTTAATATTTAAAATATCTGCTTTTGTTAATGGTTTACCGTTGTTGTTAGTTACGCGTGGCGACTTACCAGCAAGCGCCTTTTTGACGCCTTCCTCGACTTTTTGATTAACGATCTCAGCAAACTTAGCCACAGATGCCTGTGTGTCTTCTGCTGTATCTCTTACAAGCACTTCAAGCAAATCATCATCAGCGACAATATCCTGTTCTTTAAGCATCGTTGTTGCCTCTTTAGCTAACCTATAAAAAGCTTCGCGTTTCTTGTACGCTTCATTTTCTTCTTTCAACTTCTGAAGCTCATACTCTTGTTTCTGGTCAGCGTTCATTTTAGCTAGTTTTTCAGCTTCTTTGATCGCTTCATCTGCTTTCTTTTTTTCTGCTTTGATACGTCTTGCCATTTCTTTTTCAAACTGTTCTTGGGTAAAAACCGCTTTATCTTCTTTTTCTTCGTTTTCGGCTTGTTCCTCGTTGTTTTCAGTTTGATCTTTGGCGTCTGCCGTATCTTCATCGCTAAAAAATTGTAAGTTTAAAGTTAATAGTTTTTGTTTTTTCATGTTAAAGCACTCCTCTTTTTATAGACTTGGCTGTCTGTATACTCATGCAGTTTAACGTCTCCGGCACGGTTATGGACGGCACGGTTACATAACGGAGTAACCAACCGAGATATAGGATCACCTTACCTTTCCGCCATACCGGCTTTAGCAAAGTTTAAATCATTATCTTTTAAAACTTGATAAAGGGTAATTCCTAAACGATTGACCATCTCTTCCTCGTGTTCGTCATAGCCGGATTCATAGAAGATTGCGTGCATTAATTCATGGACAAATACCTGTTCTTTCTTATCCGATGACATGTTCGAATCAATCATAATTAAACTTTTGGGATACGAAACTGTACCCAGAAAGTCTCGGTCAACAATCAAATTGTCAACCTCTTTAACCTTATAATTAATACCAGACACGTTTACTTCACTCGGTAACATCAAATCACCTCTAATCGTTTTCAATTGGTATAATCGTTGTTCTACAGAAACTGTGATACGGCGGGAAATTTTCTCCTACTTTCATATCCTCGAAAAAGAATATCTCGCCATCCATCTCGCGACATATATCTGATGTTTTACTATCGCGTACAGCGCTGTTTTCGTATCGTTCTAGACCTTCGTTTATAAACGACCTCGCTTTACCTTGTTCGAGCATAAAAGCGTTCTCTGTATGAATGAGTCGCCTTGCATTAAAAGCTCCGACATCCATTCTCTGACGTATGATTTTCTGCATTTCCGCGTAACTTTCACCACGAATCATAGCGTCTCTGATATCACCGTTTAACGTGTTTATTAAGTGTTTCTTGTTATTCCAGATGCGATCCGAAAAATTTTCGTTATTGACCCATTTTTGATTTAAGGTTAGCTCTAACGTTTGAGAATCAACGCCAAAAAAGGCCTCAGCATTGCCGAGTCCCCGCATTGTATTTAGATATCCGCGTTCATACGCAACCTTCATAGCTTTTTCAAACTCTTCTTGTTCGATAGCGCCTAACTCAAGCAGTTGTTGTCTAACAGATAACTGTAAACCCTCCAAGCGGTTCAGCTTATAAATAGATTCTCTGACTGGCATTAAATCCATTCTGTCGGGATACTTTCGGGCAAATTCTTCATAGTTTTTATAAAGCAGGTCACGCTCTGACTTGCTTAGACTGTCAACCATTTTACGATACTCAATGACGTTGTCTTTACCGTAACGCGCGTAATAACTTGCTACTTCCTTATCAATCGATGTCGCTACACTACCATATTCTTTCGCCAATCTTTTTGTGGTCTTTACATCTCGTTTCTCTTGTTGATCAAGTAGCTGTTGTGTTCTGTTGACCCAATAAGTCTTACTCTTCGCCATCTTCTTGCTCCTCGTCCATTAAAAACGATTCACTCGCGTTATAACTATTCATATCTTCTGAACGTTTGCGCTCTATTTCGTCTTGTACGTTGTCAACAATAGATAAAATAGACAACTGCGTTTCCTCTGAAACGATTCCTTGTAATTTGCCCGCTGTTTCAGCTTCATCTGCGACGTTTCTCGGCATGTTACGTGTAAATTGATAGTTAAGACTCATCCAACCATCTAACTTACCTGCAGGAACAGCTCTTGGCACATTAAAGACCATCTCCCAACGCTTATTCATAGAACTCTTAAATTTACGTTCTTTCATCGCCGCCATATTTTTCATCGGTTGTAACTTAAACTCTAAAGATACACCAGACGCATTTCCGAAAGACTCGTCATTGATATTAGCGACCATACTCATTTGATAGATTAGTCGTTCTAAGCGATCTAATAGATTTTCTTGGTTTTGGTCGCCGTCCGGCTTGTCTAAAAACTGGACTTTAATCTTGCTTACATCATCCGTACCAAACAAGTTGATGATTCGGTTATCTCTGATACGCATAATTCCCTCGTCGTCAAGCTCAGCACCTAAAATAGCTAAATAAGCATCTGCAAAATAGTCAACGTCATTCGCCTTTTCGGATATCGCTTTGTCATAAGCGTTTATTAGATTTTTAACAGATTCATATGCACTCTGTCTTTCTTCGTTTTCCACATACTCAACGATTGGCACACCGCCGAAAAAATGGTTTTTTTCATCTACAAGTGTTAACTCTTTGTTCTTATCCTCTTTCAACGTTTGTTCCAGTAATTCGGTGTACACGTATGCCTCTAATTTATCATTAGTCACTCGGTATCTAACGCCAAATAAAGGGTGCTGTGCGATTGTATCGTCGTAGACTATAAACATATCAAGAGGACTGTTATACGTGCAACACGTCTCTGATTCTTCGTTCTGATATAAGAATTCGAAAGCGTGTCCGTAAATACTGCACATTTTTGATAACTCCGCCTCTGAATCCTCTAAATCGTTTCGACGTTTAAACATATCAACAAACTCATTAATCGACTCGTTGTCGTGTGAAATTTTGATAGGTATGCCGATAAAATACCCGTTGAAAGTATCTGTAATGTATTTTGCGTAATTAACTATCAGCCGGTTATCTGGTTTGTGAGCAGGTTTTTTATCCATACGTAAGATGTCCGGCTCCGACTCGTACATGCGTTGTAATTCTTGGTATCTAGGTACTCGCTGTTTATGCCTATTAATAAAATCAAGAACAACAGCAGGTGTTATTTCTTCTTCTCTTGGATGCGTAAATGGTGCAGGCATGTTATAGACCTCCTTTGAAAGTATTGAGTTTTACTTTTTGATTCAAGTTCTCCACAGCATAGCGAATAGCATCAATAACGTGGTTATAGCTGTCTATTGGTTCGTTAATGTATTCGCCTGTCTTCTTGTCTTTTTTCCAAGTGTAGTTTTCTAGTTCTTCTATCAGCTTTACGCAACGATCATCAACAATAAGTTCATATTGCGATAAGAATTGAAGCCCTTGTATGATTGAATCAGGTGCTTTCTTAGCGGCTCTTATCCTTGGTACACCTAGACGCTTAATCTCAGCTATAGACTTCTTTTCCGCTGAGTCTGCAGTTATGATTTCTTTTGAATATCCTAGACTTTGAATAGCTGTAGCAATTTCATCGTTCAACATACCTTTTTTCACGTATTCTTCGATAAAATAAATACGCTTGTTAGTCTCATCGATTTTCAAATGAATAAATGCTGACGGATCGTTGACATAACCAAAATCAAGTCCGAAATAAGACGGTAGTTGCTTAATAGAGTCCTTATTGATAAGTTTCCTTTCGTACTTAGGAAAGACGAGTTTATCAAGTGTAGCGAATTCGCCTAATGCGTATATTTTGTAATAAGCCGGATTTCTATTTGCGAGTTGTTCGATATTTCTTTTTGTTTGTTCGTCTAGAAAACGGTTGTCTTTATATGTGGATTGAACGACTTTTACATCGTCGTGTTTTTGTACGAAAAAATACGAATAAACCCAGTTCGCTTTGGAAACAGGATTAAACATAAGGTATATTTGTCTTTGTTTATGTGTTTTTTCACGCAAACGTAAAGTTAACTGCGTATAGTCATCGATCGTAAATTCTGTCGCCTCTTCCATCACGACATCAGATATACCCTTAACCGACTTGATTTTTTCCGGGTTATCCATTCCTTTGAAAATAAACGTGGCGCCATTCGGTAACTTGATGCGGTAATCGCTCATATTGACACGACATTTATCAAGTATGTTGAATGACGCCAAACAGGATATGACATCTTCAAATATAGAGTCTTTAACTGTTGCGGCTACTTTTCTAAGAAACAGAACTTTCCTTGGTTTGGACCATTTCATCAATGATTTTAAAACGACTTTTTGAACGACACCGTGAGATTTACCAGATGAAGCTCCGCCGTAATGTACTTCTGTGAAATAGCTATAATCGTTTAAGACGCCTAATATCCTATCGTTAAAAACTTTTTTAGGTTTAGGTATCTTAATCGTGATGTTACTCATCGTCCTCACCAATAACAATCTCTATGTTAGTGTTCGTTTGATCAACTTTATCTGTCCACATAGCGTAACGCTTACCTAATAATTCGGCCGCTTTTGTTCTCGCTTGTGTGTCTGACTTACGTTTATGTTTCTCGACACTAGAACCAAAGTCACCATCACCGACAACAAGAAGTTGTTCATCTTCCGTCTGTCCACGCATAACCGATGTAAGATATTGCAGTATTTCGTCCTGTTCAGCTATTGAATCTTTCTTCAATTTATCCAAACGCTCGTCTATATAAGCTTTAACTCTAACATTCCCTAACAATTTACCCGCACTAGTTTTAGCGTAATTATCACTATAACCAGCTATGATTGCCGACTTATATATGTTTCCAGTGATGATATACTCATCAGCAAAACGACGTTGTTGTTCAGTTAGTTTTCTCATGTTATATCACCACCTTTCGTGCAAAATAAAAAGCACCTGCATATTCGCAAGTGCTTCATTTGATATTTTTATACGTCCGATCTAAAAGCAACGCCCTCAGCTTTTCGAGAAGCTTTAGCGGCATTTCTAATTTGTTCTCTGATATCATGTG